CGTAATGTTATCTCCCTTCGTCTGCAGGTTCGTCGCAGGAATGCCGAACACGACTCGGTAGAGCCAGAAGTAGCGGTATTTGCCGTTGCTCTTCTTCGCGCGGAACCCGATCGCGACAGGCTGACCACCGTTCTCGCTCTGAGAAACCAGCACCTTGTTATCGTCGATCTGAGCGCCGGTGAGGTCGCCAGCGACCGCCGCGCCAATATTATCAATCCCCAGCGTAAGCGTGCCACTCTTAAACTCCTTGACCACCTCGGCAGCGCCATCATCGGCGAAGAGCGTCGCTTCGTTGATATCGATCTTCAATTCCGCAGACATCGCCTTGGCGAGCGAAACGGGCGCGGTGTAGGTCTCGTCGCCGTTTGTTCCCTCGGTGATCTTCGCGTAATACAATTTATCCAACCCTATGGTTGCCATCTATTCTTCCTCCGTATACTCCTTTGCCACGTCGATGGCAAAGTGGTGATAGCCCGTATCCTCTTCCAGCCCGATATATCTGCGTTCCGATACCAGGAATTCCGCCGAGAGCAGCAGACGAACGAGCAGACGCTTCTTTGCGCCGTAGTTGCCCTTCGAAAAGAGCGACAGCCGCGCTTGCTCAATGTTCATACCCGGCGCGTTGTCCGAAAACAGCTCGAAATGTTCCGAAATCGGTGTAATCACGACATACTCGTCCGGCGCGGTGGCAGAGAAAGCGCCGGTCTCCACAGGAAGTCCGGCGCTCTCGACGATCATATTCAGTTCTTCCAGCAAACTCACGGAATATCTAGTTCCTCCTTCAGCGCCGTCTGCATCGCCTTGATGCACAGCTTCCGGATCGAAGATTTCGTCTGCTTCAGAAACGGCTTCGGTGGCTGGCCATGCTTTCCATATTCCAATACATTGGCGAGCATAGCGTTGCTTGCGTCGCCGCGCCCTTCCGAAAAACCGACCTTTATGTCGAGATTGCCATCGCGATCCAGCTTCGCGGGAGACACGCCAAGCGCCGCGGCAAGCTTTCCGGTCGAGCGAGATTTGAATTTCGTCCCACTCCCGATCGCCGCTTGTAAATTGGATTTCATCTTCTCCATGACAACCTTGCCACCCGCCGCGAGTGCTTTTGGGATCGCCGTGTCGAGCGCGTTACCCATGCCGGCGATTTGGTTTAGGAACGCATCGGGCATTTCGATCTTCACCTTAGCCATCCGGCGTCACCTTCTTTGCCAGCGCTTCGATGTACATACCTTTGCCTTTCACATCCTCAACGGAGGTGATTTCGAATCGATCCTCGCCGCAAAGGATCACATGAGCGGTGGAAACAGTCAGGCCGGGGATTACCCGAAATCGGAACAAATCCGTCGCCTCTGAAAAGGCGGCGCGGTTGACCCATTTCTGAGAACCGTGCCGCCCTTCCCGATACGCGAACACTGATGCCAATACCCGATCGGCCTTTGTCGCGAATCCTTCCGCGTCTTTTATCACTACTTCCCGCGCGATCGATATTTGCGTGTTCATCCTGCCAAAGCTCATGAGCCCACCTTCCAATCACGGTCAAGGCGAAGCAGCGTGTTCACGACATCCCAAGTCTGTTGCCCCGCCTGAACATTATCCGCGAAGAACCCACCCGTGCTGCCGTCCCGGCTTTCGTAAAAATGGGACGTCAGCATGATCACCGCCGCTTCAGTCGTCGCTGGCATACCCGCCACTTCGTAGGTTCCGGCAGTAAGGTGCTGATAGCTTTCAGCATATGCAACGGCGGCGCCGATCAGACGTTGAAGCAGTTCGTCATCCGCGTCGTGGGTCAGGATCAGATTCGCCTTGACCTTAGTCAGCAGCGTTGCCATCTCACGCCGCACCCGGCGGGTCTTCAGCCATGCTGCCGGCGGTTTTCAGTTTCAGCAGCAGCGCGTTAAAATCATTTACCAGCGTTGCAACATCCGTTGCGGTACTCGCTCGTTGATTTTCCGCTTGGTATATCACGCCCGTTGTGTCGACGGTTGCGAATTCAAGCGGCAATCCTATGACCATAGCGCTGTTTTCGATTACCAGCGCACCCCCGATCACCAATGTGTCGCCGCCGTCGGTCATGTAATTCTTACAGTTGTGCGATCCCTCAACCGCTGGTTCTTCGACGATCTGCATTCAAGATTCCTCCTTACGCCTTCTGCTGCAGGACCTTGATTGCTTCGGGCAGAATCAGTTTTCCATCCAGTCGCTGGGATGCAAGAAATCCGACCTGTCCGGTTGTCGCGTACAGCTCGTTTAGGCGCTTGAACGTGCGGCCCTGTCGATCGGCGATCCAGTAATAGGAGAAGTCGCCAAACGCGATGGACTTATTCCCCGCGCCAACGCCCGGCATGAACTCGCTCGTCACGATGCGATGCCCGAGGATCGTGTCCGGCGCGTTTTCCGTGATGCCCGGGCGCCAGAGATACTGCCCGTCGCCGTCCTTGAGTTTGCGAAGAAGCTTCACGGTCGTGTCGTTGAGCACGAACACCGCGCTCTTGCGGTACGGCGCGCGGAGCGAGTACACGAGGTCGATCAGCTCGTCGCCCGTGATCGCGGAAACACCCGCCGTGGTAACGCCGACCTCCGCGCCACCGGTGGCATTGAGGATACCGATGGGCTTGCTCACGCCGTTGCCATTGAGGAACGCGTCCTCTTCTTTGTCGCCGATGCGTTTGCCGAACTGCTCGGAGACATAGCCTTCAATGTCAAAGATGCTGTCAGAGAGCAGTTCTTCCGATACCTTGATCATCGTCGCGAGCTTATACGCGCCAAGGACGACCTGCGAGAAGGAATCGTCCGAGAGCGGATAGGTACCCTCTTCATCGACCCAGTCGGCGGTGCCTTTCGACGCAACCACCGGAATCTTACGATCGCCATAGCTCGTTTGGATCACATGGCAGAGCGGGCGCAGCACGTTCGCTTCCGTCAGCTTCTGAACCAGGGTGCGCTCGAACTCGTCGGGAACAAGATATCCGCCTTCGCTGTCGGTGCCCTCTTGGAGCGCGTTCAGAATCTCCGTCCGGGGATTCTTGGAACGGATCGCGTTCCAGAATGCCTTCTTGTACTCAGCGGTTGCGCGGCCTGTCTTCTGCTCCGTATTGGTCTGCGCAGGCTTGCTGGTCAGCGGATCAGCGGTGGGCTTATTCAGTTCCGCGTCCAGCGCCGCCTGACGTTCGAGGCGCTCGACCTCTTTGCCGAGCGCGACAACCTCAGCTTCCATCTTTTCGTATGCGCCGGCATCCTCTGCGGAGAGCAGGCCGTCAGAACCACGCTTGACATCAAGAAACGCCTTCGCGGCGTCCCATTTCTTTGCGCGATTCTCGCGCAGTTGCAAAATCGTATTCATTCGTTTCCTCCTAGTGTGTAATCAAAGAGAGCCGCTGATAAAGCGGCTCCGCGGGGTATCTCGGTTCAGTTTTTTGGTCAGGAGATGGTTCCTCCGCAGCAAGTGGTTTACTTGCCTGTTTTCGCTGCAGCTTGTTCAGCAGCGAGTTTGTAACCGCGCGTCGGGAGAAACTGAACGTGAAGTCGTCGCGCGTTGTCTGTTTCTTCTCATCCTCCAGAACACCATCCACAAAACCAAGCTCGATCGCTTTGTTCGCGTTCATCCACGTTTCCGCGTCCATGAGGTGCGCGAGCTTTGCGCGGGACATCCCCGTTTTCAGCTCGTATGCGTTGATGATGCTCTCCTTGACCTCGTCCAGCATTGCGATAGCTTTCTGCATTTCCTCGCTATCGCCGATCGCCACCGTCAATGGGTTATGGATCATGAGCAAGCTCGTCGGTGCCATGAGTACTTCCGTACCCGCCATGGCGATGACCGACGCGGCACTCGCCGCGATGCCGTCGATCTTGACCGTAATATGGCCCTTGTAATCCATGAGCATAGTATAAATTTGGCTCGCCGCCACACAGTCGCCGCCCGGACTATTGATCCAAATAATAACGTCACCCGTGCCGGCGTTCAGTTCGTCTCGGAACATCCTCGGGGTGACGTCGTCTTCAAACCAGCTTTCTTCGGCGATCGTTCCGTTTAGTGTGAGTGTTCGGGTGCCGTCCTCGTTTCGCACCCAGTTCCAGAACCTTCTATTCAAGCGGAATCCTCCTTCTTGTATTGTGTCCCAGCGAACAATCCTGCGTCCTCCAGCTTCGTCATTGCCCCGTTGATTAAGTACAGATCACCGCCAATGTCGGGCGCGATACGATCGAGGTTTTCGAGCTCGCGGATGGCGTTCGCGCTCATCCAGCCATTCTGCCGCGCGGTGGCGTACCCGCTCATACGGGAGGCATAATCGCCGCGTAAAAGCCCATCTACGTTGAACTTGATGAAGTACGTCGGCTTCTCGCTCTCGCTGAACAGCACGCGGCACATACTCTGTTCCCAACGAACGACCCAGGGATCGAGCGTATATTTCACGAACTCTAGCGACTGCTGCTCGATGTTGCTGAACGATGATTTCTCCAAATCCGCCAGCATGTGCGGAGGAACGCGGAAGATACGCGCAATCTCGTTGATCTGGAACTTTCGCGTTTCCAAAAACTGTGCCTGCTCCGGCGCGATCCCGAT